GGCTTCGAAGCTCCACCTGCAGAGAACATGCTACCTGCTGCACTCAACAGTGATATCTGGAATGCACGCTTGCCTGATTTCTCAGCGTTCTTGCCGCGTGATAATTCTAACTCTGCACTTTGATTAAGCGCATTCACATTGAGGTCAGCATTGTTCCTGATACGCAATGCATCAGCTTCACCCAGTGTCGCGGTGTCTTCTTGAATCTGACCGATTGATCCGGTGTTGATGTTGATGTTGTTAGCAGCAGCTTCAGTACGCTGTGCAGATATTATCTGACGCATCCTCTCACGTTGTGCATTCTCAGCTTCAGTACCTTTATTACGGACTTGTTGTGCGTCATTCTTGGTAGTCTGTGCGTTAAACTCAGACACACCTTTCTCGTATTTACCCTGCTGATACTGCTGATAGCCACCTGCAGCTGCAGCAACACCTGCGATGATGTACGGTATGGCGGGATAACACATTATACAATCCTCTCTAAATGGAACTCATGGAACATCTCACCATTGAGTCCTGTCGGTTCAGGTTCTTCAATAGTGAACCCTAACCATTTCAACATTCTAATGCTCGACTTGTTCGCGTCATGCACGTGGTTTGATAACCTTGAACACGATAATAACATCTCTTCAACGATCAAGGGACCATATACTATTATCTGACGTTTATGCTTCATTAATTCTGTCGATGCTAACAACCAAGGTGTACCGCGTCCAGACAACAAGTCTCGCTTCACCACTCCAAACATGCACACAGGCACGTCATCAATCGTCACTACAGCAGACAACTCTGATTCATTCCAACCAGTGATCAGTGCATCTATCGGCACTTGACCGTGTGACGCCATGACTTCAATAGCGTCACACTCTCGAATAGTCTGTGCGATTTTACACACATCTTCTTCGACTGGTTGAATGAACTTAACTTCCACCGACATCAACCTCCGGTATAACTGCCAGTATTGCCATTGGCAATGGATCACGTTGCTCAATACGAACACCACCACCGAGTGACCACAATGGGTCGACGAACACTTCATCCTTACCAGTCTTCAATGCGACAGGATCATACCCATCAGACTCGAATCGCGGTGGAATCTCTTGCATGTCATTGGTGGTACCATCTGCTTCTTTAGCACCAACCCATCCACCACGTGTTCTCTCAAAATCAATGATGACTTTTGATATAGATACTTGTTTGCCTCTTAGCACGTCAGCACCACCCAAGTCGATATCGAGTGTTTCAATTGCAGACACGTAGCTCAGACCGACATGCACCTTCGAAGCAGGACGCAATAATGTAACTGACCCGCTGACGACTGCTGTGTGGTTGACTACGTTACCGTCTGCCAATATAGCAACTGGCATGCCCTCAAGATGATCAAGACCAGATAGAGTTGTCACTGGTACACCGTCGTAAGTTAAACCTGAATCAACATAGAAAGAATCTTCAGACTCTCCTGTGAACCGTGGTTCCATCCGTTCTACATATCGAACGTCAGCACCGTTAATATTGCGCTTGAATATCATGTACACAGCGTCACGATTATCTTCAGATATTGATATCACTGATTCGACTGATCCCTGTGTGACATGCTGATGCCAACCCCATACCTGGTGTTCACGTTGATACGTTAAACCCAGTAAGACGCCATCACTTCGTACAGCCCACACGACACCATAGGGTTCTGCAGCGAAAGTCATTTCTTCGATACTATGATCTACGAATAAATGTTCAGCCATAATCGACAGATCATTGCCGGTGTACTTGTCACTACTAAACTCGTAACCGAGATCACGAAGTCTGCCACCCTTCTCTTGCACGTACAGTGCGGTACTGTTGATGACGACTGGTGTAACCCATGATGCACCATTGTATGACTGTGCTCTCACACCGACGGTTGCAGGGGTGAACACTTGATCTTGTCCTTCGGTCATCAACCACTCAGCTGCAGATGTCAGAATGACCATTGAATCCAGACTGATAATGTGTCTGATCTCGTTGACTTCCTGACCGGATATGGTGAATGTCACAGCATCATCATCACGTGTCGGTGCTGACGTTCTCATCGAATTAAAATTACCCGTTTGGGTTGTGTATATCGTCTGAGGTTCGTTATAAGTGTTACCGAAGACCTGACGTTGTTGGTAATAATTAACAACACTTGGGTAGTTGCCAGCACTGGATAGAGGATCACGATCTTCAGGTGGTGCGTCAGATGTCACCGGAGCTTTGTTGTAGTCAATGAACTGACTGACAGTACTGTCACCGATCCACCCATACACCCCTGTTCCTGCTGATGGGTCTTTGTACACTCGATACTTATCAGCACCAGTGACATCAGCCCAATTTACTACGACACCTGCAGTTGTAGACAATGATGGTGTACTGATGGCAGCTACAACAGAAGGTAATGATTCAATCTCATTTTCATCAAGTGTAGTCGCAACATAGTAATATGATTTATTGTAATCACCCTCCCCACCACCAGTTGCTGATAGGGTTAATGTACCTGGTGCTGTCACGGTGGGGGTGTAAGAGATTGCAGCAATGGTCCACGCATCATCAGCTGTGCGACTTATGTTGCTAGGCGCATGATCAGGGTGAGCAATGGTCATGACATCAGCTGACTGTGTGTACGATAGACGTGACAACTGTGCAGCAGTGTAAGGTGTGACCATCTCGAACAGAGCAGGACCGGCACCGACTAGAACATAACCACCATCTTTAACGACACGCATCTTTAAGTGTTCGAACACCAATGCATACGTCTGCTCGGTGTTGAAGCTGAACGGAATCAATCGAGCACGCTGTGTCATGTCATCGAGTTCACCGACGTACCGTGTACCAGGTCGTGAGTAGACACCGCCTTGAGGTCTGACGATGAAGTTCTGACACAGTGCAAGACCTGCAGAATACTTCGCTAAGTCAGCTCTTACGCGCAACGCAGGCGCAAGCTCACCTGCAGTGAAACTACGCTGAATCGTTTGAGGCATTTCAGCTGCTCCTTATTTTAATGAAGTCACTCTCAGTTTGTGGTTCGTACTGTTCATTAGAGTCGGCTGCAATAGCTGCCTTGAGGTAGGTATCATAGATTTGAAGCTCATCAGAACGCAACTGTCTGCCTTTTTCAGTACCGACAATAGGTATGGCAATCTCTGATGCAAGGAGATGTGAAAAAGTTTGAATGAATAGTGAGTCAAACAAATTGGGGTCAACGACTGACACGCTGTACTCAGCACGCAGATCAGGTTCATTAGCTGCAATGACCTTCGTACCGTCTTGATTGAACACTCTGTATTTAATCTGAGTGTCAGCATCAGGTTGCAACTGGTAAATCTCATCACGGAAGAGTGTTGTGCGATTAGCGTCACCCTGACCGTACTGCTCATAATTCAGAATCAACTTTCGAATCTTCAAGCAATCTGATGGGTACGCATAAGCATACGACCAATTGAACAAGTCGATGGTTGTCACAGCCAATGCTTCAAGCTTACGTGCGAACTGCCACGGAGCGTCACGCAACAGCTGCTCACGCAAGATCGGATACTTCAACCGGCATATCTGAGCCTGCAGTGTTGTCTGCGTCAGTGAGTTAATACTACCGGCACGAATGTTCGACAGAGCGAGGTTACAGATATCAACATCAGAAGCCATGATCGTTACTCAGTTAAAGTGTGGTGATGTCGGTATTCGGTGCTGTCATGAAGGTAGCACTCTGAATATCTTTGTCGTCTTCAGCTTTCTTTTTAGCAGCATCAGCTGCACTTTTAGAACGTGCTTTCTTCTTAGCAGCAGGTTCGTTTTTCATTAGTTCCAACCATGATGGTACTGGTTCGATAGGTTTGTCAGTGTTTATGACACCGGTACGTAGACTGTCCGGTTTACGCAGCACGCCTTCAAAGAAGCCTGGTGCTATTACTTTGTAACTTGGCATCGGTATATTCCTCAACGTAAAAGAAGAAAGAGCGACCGAAGCCGCTCTTTCAGTTCAATTAGGCACCTGTGACGTTAGTCTGGTTACCCATGCTGATACCTGCAGTGATTGTACCTGCAGTGGCATTAGAGCCAGTAACAGTGTAACGAACACCCAAGTAACGCAATTCAGCACCGTTAGGTACATATTGCATGAACGTCTGCTTGCCGGCAACTAAATCGGCAACAGCGATAACTTCAGTAGCTAGTGCTACCGGTGAAGTTAAGCCTGCAGCTGCAGAAGTTTCCAAGGTTACAGTTAAGCTAGTCAATGTAGCGAAAGCAGCAGTCACCTGTATCAATACACAGATTGGTGCGCCTTTACCGACATCTTGATTTAACGCAGCAGCAGCACCGTTAGGAGTACCCGCTACACCCAAGTCGATGACGTTGGTTGATATTGCAGTTGCAGTAACAGCCTGATCATCTGAGAACAATTGTTGTGTGGATAAAATCATTTTATGATCCTCTTAATCCGGTTAACGAAACTGCGTAGATTAAACTACGCGAGCTTCAGTGTTGATCAATGAATCAGTCTCACGGATCGGGATGCCGCGGTAAGTTAGAACTTCCTTACCTTCAACTTCCATTGGCTTCAAGCGGGTGAAGTTATCACTTGCACCGGCGTTGGTGTTAAGCGCATCCAATGCTTCCATGACATCACGGTTACAATAGATTGCTAAAGTGCCACCTGCGATACGACGTGACTGTAGCTTCCAGTATGCTTTACGCATGAAGTCATATAAAGCAACAGAACCTGCAGCCATCAATGAAACATCGACGTTGGCAATACGAGAAACATAACGCCAATCTTTAACTGCAAGACCAACATGCCATGTGAACTTCTCTTCTTTACCGTAGTAAGCGTTACCAGAACCATCAAGCAAACGCTGACGACCCATGTCTTCACGGTTAATACCGGCTTGAGTACCTTTTGGATACAACAATTGACACTGTTGATCACCCCAAGACACGAACCAGATTGAAGTGTTATCTGATTGAACACCACCGGCATCGATGATTTGGTTGCCGTTAGATGCACTCAAGTCATTGAAACGTGGAGCCAAGCCCATGAACTCTTCAGGATCAGAAGCAGTGTTACCGTAGAACAATTTGGTAGACACTTCTTGGTTCATTGCTTCCAAGTAACCCATTGCTTCACTCAGACGTACTGCGCCTTCGTTAGTTGACAATGCAAGCAAACGCTCATCGATGGTGCTAAGACCTTCAACGAAACCAGTCGTGTCTTCTACTTGAGCAGTACGACCTTTGCTGTTTGGGATACCCTGGTACAACTTGCCCCATGACACATCTGGTAAACCAGAACGCACGGTGTGTAGGTGGGTTGTTCCCTTGTTACATTCGACAGCAATTGCGTCTTCCAGTATAGGGTTCATTTCCATTAAAATTTCGATGATAGGTACGAATTGACCCTGTCCATCTTGCTGTTTGTACACGTCGATCAGATCGACCATTGAACTACCGATAGTAGCCATGTTTACACCTCATTAGGTTTTTGGATATAGTAACGATACCCGATCAGCTTGTGCAGATTGAGGTGATCCAGTTGAACCTGGAACATCTTCTTGCGTCAGCTTACCGACACGTACCATGAAACGAATCATTTCTGGGTGACTTCCGACACCATGGTGATCCATCAGTTCTTTCAATTCGGGTGTCCCAAACTTAGTAATGGCTTTTTGTGCGGTAGTGATAGATTCATTGAACTTACTCCCACCGAACTCACTGTCACTTTTAGACTGAGTTGCCCATTCTCCTACCATCTGATTGAAAGCCTCAACCTGCTGTACGGCTCCTGCCTCAACCTGTGATGCTTGAAAGTCAACGAGCTTCTGCGCTTGTTCTTGAGTCAGACCCAAATCTTTAAAGATCGGGGATGCTGCTTCAAGTAGAGCACTGTCTAACTCGACGCCTTCAGGCATGACAAAGTCGGCATAACCGTCAGCCGGTGTAGCTTGGCTACTATCATCAGAATCTTTATCACCCTCAACAACTGTATCAGCAGCTGTAGTGGTGTCTTCGACAACGGGGTCAGTGACCACGCCATCAGTTGTTGGTTCATCAACTGCATAGTTTGCAATTGCTGCTTCTGCAGGTGTTGTCTCTGCAGGTGTTGTACTTACTACATCGGCTTCATTGCCCATCGGTTCTATCCTTTATCATCGTTAAGTAATTATCAGGTGTGAAGAACAACAGATCATCTTGTAGCTTCAAACCGAACGCACGTAGACCACAATTGTATGCGTTCTTTTGCGGGTTCTCTGTGAACGTGTCGTTGAACACACCTGTCTCAGTAAGGTATCGCAACATCAATGCGCGTCCTTCCTTGGTCCCCATGATACCCTCAAAAGCGATCTCATCAAAGTCATCGACCTTCGGTGGTACAACAGGCTTATCTTCATCATCGAAATCATCGGCATTATTCATTACGCTAACCCTGCTCTTTTCATCATGGCACCGACAGCATTGTCTTCATTGGTATCGATGTTTGATGCGGTTGCTGCAACATCAACCATTTCCGTTGCTTGCTGCATCTGCGCCGCTTGTTGTGCAGCTTGTTGTTCCGCTTGAGACATCTGAGCCGCTTCTTCATCAGTACGAACACTCTTAGGATTAACACCCAATGCACTCGCATAATCATCAACAGCTTGCGACGCATCCACTTTGTGACGTGCTTCAGGCCAGATAGCAGCAAGACCACCTGTGAACTGAGTAAGACGTTCAATCGCGCCGGTGTTCACTAGACGTTGAGCCTGTGCCAACACAGATACATATTCAATGTTCAACTCACGACCTTGCAACTCTTCTGGTGGGGGTGGTATCTGACCTGCCTCCGTCAAGATGTCGAAGGTTCTGTCGATCAGTGGATCAAGCAACTCATTGTGCAGTCGTTCGAGAACTGGACCCAACATCAGCAGCTTCTCTTCATGCTTCTCAGCAACCTCACGTGCAGTGATCTGACGACGGTCACTGTTAGCAAGCATCAAGAACAAGTCTTCATAGAACGCACGCTGCACACGACCTTCAACACGGTCATTGACCATGATCATACCGTTGTAGTCTGGACGCATGTCATAGACTGATCTGAAGCCTGCACCATCGGTGTTAGGTAACCACAACATGTCACCAGGTTTCACACTGCGTGAAACCTTGTTCTTCATTGAAGCCGGTCCTTGCAACGGTGGATCAACAGACTTATCAAGTGCTTGATACATTCTGCGCTCACCGAGCTGCAGAGCTTTAGTATCACCGATAGCAGTGATGCCTGGACAATCAGTGGCGTAGATATCTTCACCGGTGATGTCCCAACGTGGTGCCAGGATTGGATTCGTTATGAACCCTGACTGACGCAAGAACTTATCTTCACCGGTACGACCTGCTGCAACTTCATAGTAAGCAGATCGGAATGGCATGTCTCTGGCTAGTGGACTCTGATGATCACGGTCATCATTAGGCTCAACTAAATGGACAAGTTTGATCCATGTTTCAGTGTTCCCGCGTTCCCATTGCTGCTTCACAGATTGACTGCAGTTCTCAATGCCGAACTCTTTGACGATCTGACCGACAGTCTGCTCGTACTCACGATAGAAAGTGTCAGTCTTGTTCTGACCATCTGCACCTAAGCAGTATGATCCAACAGTGTATGGCTTACACCAGATGCCTTTCTCAAAGTCACCGTACACACCCATCACACCAGTTCCGAATACACCGAGTTCAGCGTAGGTCATGTGCAATGCGTTGTAAGCATTCGACGATGAGTAGACGTGGTACATGATGTTCTGAACATCGTGCAACCATTCCTTCACTGATGCGAAGTCATCGAGGTCTTTGTCACCAGACGACAATCTGAACCAGGGTCGTGCAGGTGATGTAATGCCTGCCATCATTCCTGATGCCAGTGTCCGTGCAGACAGTCGACTGGTGTTGTTGAATTGTTTGGTGTTGCGCTTGTGACCCTTGTTGCGATCAGACGATAAGAATCGACCGCGATGTGCCAGGTGATTATCTGACAGCTCACGATACAAAGGTATGAACGATGACCGCTCACTCTTCAACATCTCAAGTCGTTTGTTGTAGCTCTTGATCGTTGGCATATTAAGCTAATCCCCACTCTGTTATAAAACTGTCACGTACTGCAAAATGTTCACTATTAACCGAGTGAACACAATACGCGACAGCATCAGTTACGCGCCTAGTAATGTTTTACTGGCAGTCGCGCCACCAGATTCTACACCGCGAGAGCTAGTGAGAATGGTGCTGTTGTTGCCTTCACCTGATGCTGCAGCACGTCTTCGTCTGTCTCGATCAGCTGAACTACTTGTATCTGCTTCATCAGGAGCTGTTGGAGCTTCCGGTAGAGCAGGTGGTGGATCAGGTGCTTTAGAGCCGCCGCCGCACATAGGCTTATCCTCAATTAGATTAATATTGATAGTATCTGTAAGTGTACTGATTAACCAGGTCGCGTCAACTGTAGTCACCATCCATCGCATCCATTGGATCATGTTCACGATCATTCAGGTACTCGCGTGCATGTGGTACAGCATCCAAACTGCCACGTGGTATCTCTCTCTTCGGTACATCATAGGCGAACGTCAGGTACAGTGAGTCAGCCCAATCAGGTGACACACCGATGCGTTTCTTCATGAGCTTCTTACGCTCCAACACCAGTTGATCTTTGTCATTGTGATCGTAGTCACGTGATGTCAGCTCAGTCTCAAGCTGTGGGTTATCAACGATTGCACCCCCATTGATCAACCAATCACGACACCGTGCTCCCATCTCTGCAGTCTTGTTGAAGTACTTAGACTTATCATCAGCTGATCCACCGAAGTTCACACCAATCACATGATATCCGAGCTGCACCAGGCGATCTGCCATAGGTCCACCCAGTCCAGTCTCATCGAGGAACGATACGTCAGGCATGTGACGGTTTAGGATCATGGTGATCATACCGACGACCTTCATGCTGTCGCGTGACTTCTCACCTGGTATCCGATAGACCTTCTCACTCTTAGCATCCTTACCGCGTCTGAATGTGATCATGCAGTTATCGTCACCACCGCGTGCAACATCGATACCGCAGATCAATGGATCATCGCCAAGGTATCGACCGGTATCACGCTTCTGTGCATCGAACACAACATCAGATGGCATGAACTGCATGTCACCACCTTTGGGGAACAAGCCACGAACACGGACCCTGACGAAATCGCTGTCTTCACCGAAGTCATCGATCCACTCTTGAATGAGTTTCTTGTTGGTCATCTTAGCTGTGCGACTGTCGATCTGCCTGGTGATCCATCGATGCTTTTGTCGTCTGAAGCACTCGAAGAATGATCCACCGTTTCGAGTCGGGTTACCGAAACAGATGTGCATCGGCTCACCATCTGTCAGTCCACCCTTGGCAACCTCCCATATCTTCTCAGGGATCGCTGATGCTTCATCGAACAGGTACCAGGGTGTTGAGTCAGCACAATGCAAGCCGGCGAATGCTTCACTGTTCTCTTCACGACAGGTCTGTGCATCCACGCGCCAGGTTTCAGGATGCACAGAGTGAACGATTGACATCGAGTTCATCTCGAACCAGTCGTGTGTGATGCAGCGTTGATGCCACTTAGCTAACTCAGACATTGTTTTCGTGCGTAGCTGATCACCAGTGTTAGCTGTGATCACGCCTTTGGAATTGGGTCGGGTAGACATCACCTATAGAACAAGCCACGCAGATAATGCGCTCTTGCCTATACCGTGACCTGAAGCCGCGGCAAACTGGATCGGTGCAACTGGTGTCACACCGTTAAACTTTCGTTCCTTGACACAACCACCGATGGCATTGAGCACATCGATCTGCCAAACATCGGGACCGGTGAACCCTAATAGATCACCTTCATTCCACTCGAATGCATACAACACGAACCCCAGGGGATCGTCATAAAACATTGATACGTCTTTGGCTATCTCAGCATGAACGTCCATCGGGATCACTCCATCGTTTGAATAGGTTGACGATGGCACGGTGCCGATGAATTCACCTTCATGCCGCTCCGTCGAGGCGCACTAGCACATCGTCAGATCGCATTGTAGCCTCAAAAGAATGACACGTCACTTTCAGTCGACTCATCCTCTTCATCGTCGTTACACGGCAACTGAAGCCGCTGACGTGCTGATTGCAATGTCTTGATCAAGTCCTTGGTTGAACTCAGCTCCACTTTGGCTGCAGCAAACGCATCAACCGATGCCAATTGACCGACAAGCTTCAACGCTGTGTTACTCGCTGTGATGTTGCCTTCTTGTCGTGCCAGGGTGTGATTGTCCACTGCTTGCCACAGCACCCACTCAGCATCAATGGCGTAATTGTCCAACCTGGACTGCAGGATGCGATTGATCGCTTCCATCACCGGTGGTTCTTTACGCAGCTTGTAACCGTGGTCAGGTTCATACCCTGAAGCGACAGCAGCCCTTCGTGGGTTCATGTCTTTCGTGTACTCGACGACAAACATAACCTTCTGCTGTGACAGGTCAATACCGATCAAGTCTTTTAGTTTTATCTTAGACACCGGAGCATCCTCATCATGTGTTTCAACCGAGTTTACACCGAATATCATCATCCGACCAATTGATCAATAAATAGGCTAAAACATTTCTAGCGACACAGAGGACACGGACACACCACAAAATCCCAAAAGCTCCAAGTTGTACTGTGGTATATACACCAAATTTAGAACTGGGCTTATTGTCATTTAATCTGTGTCTCTGTGTCCTTTTTAATAAATAGAGTAATAGTAATAAATAATAAGTAAGTAAATCAAGGAGTTAGACCGAATGATCTCGAATGAGTCTAGGGTTACACTATAGTGTGTCCTAGTGTGTCCTTTCTGTGTCCTATCTGTGTCCTTTGTGACTAGAAATGTTTTACTGTACAAAAAGTAACCAATACCACCAACATTTTAAGCAACAACATTCTAAGCAACAAAAGTTACACTAGGGTTACACTAGGACACAGTAACATTCTCCGAGACTCTCAGATTGTCTGATCACTTTTTGTACTAAAACATTTTAAATGTTCCAAGGGTGTTGTAAAACTGTTTGATACATGATAAGGTGACATCTCTTTACAACACACAACACGGAAGCAGACGACATGAACTACACACTTTTAAGACAACTAACTGCATTAGAGACTGAAATTAACTATCGCGACGCGGCATAAACAACCGGGGCGCAAGCCCCAATAAAAGAGAGAGTGAATAAAATGAGACGCGAGGACATGAAACAGGCACAGGCAGAACTAGAAGTAGCCTATAAAAAACTGATCGGTTTTGAGGTTTGCTTCCCAATGCCCGAGTATTCGACTGAAATCAGAACGGTAATGATTCGACATAGAACGGCGGAACAAATGGCTAAATTCTTACTAGAAGCAAGTAGAGTATAAACAACCGGGGCGCAAGCCCCAATATTAACAAACCGGCAATAACACTGCACACTAAAAACAAGGTAATAAAAATGACTAA